CTACGGGATCCGGATGAAGAACTTCCGGATGGAGCAGATCGCCTCGGACCGGATCGAGGGCGAGATGACGTACGATATGCGGATCATCGCCAAGGACATGGGCATCTTCATGGCTTCAGCGGTGGCCTGATGGAAGATGTGGAGGCCGCCTACGCGGCCGGGATCTTCGACGGTGAGGGCCATGTTGGCATCGTCGTCACGAAGAACGGCCGCGGGGACCTCTACCACCGTCTGATGATCGATGTCACCAACACCAACGTCGAGATCATCCAGTGGCTGTTCGAGCGGTGGGACGGGGTGATCCACAATCCGCGGTACTTCGCTCAGGACGAGTGGCGCACCGCTCACCGCTGGACTGTCTGTGACGGCCGGGCGATGAGGTTCCTGGAGGATGTCCTCCCGTTCCTGATCATCAAGCAGGAGCAGGCGAAGCTGGCGATCGAGTTCCAGCAGACCAAGACCAAGGGCGGGTTCGGCGCTCCCAAGCCCGACCTCACATATCGCGATGAGGTCCGGAAGCAGATCTCGGATCTGAACCGGGGCCTCTGACAGGAGGCCTCATGCCCAGTCAGCTGTTGACCAACGACAAGATCTCGTTCGTGGTGGCCAAGCCGTTCACCTCGCGGGGCAAGGACTACGCGGTCGGGGACGACTTCGACCAGGACGAGGCCCGGGACATCGAGACCTTCGTCCGGGCCCGGTACGTAGTCCCGGTGGTGGAGGACATCGAGGACAAGAGGTTCGTCCGGCAGTGGCACCGGGAGATCAGGCCCAAGGACGAGGTGCTGGAGCGGCTGCTCGGCGATCGGACCCAACTGGTCTGGCCGACCCCACCGGACTCGGAGGAGGTCGTGGCCCTGGAGACCCTCACCCATCCCGAGCAGGCCGTGGAGCCGGAGGGGGCTGTCGACACCGGGGTGGGTGAGGACGAGCCCCCGGAGGAGAGCACCGAGGATCTCTACGATCCGGCCGACCACACCGTGATCGAGGTGCTGGCCTACCTGGCCGAGCACCCGGAGGACCGGGACCGGGTGCTGGCGTCCGAGGAGGCTGGTCGCGGTCGCAAGGGAATCCTGGAGGCGTGATGCAGAGCGCGTTCGGCGTCGAGCACGGCTACGACGAGATCGAGAAGGCCTTCGGGCCAGGTCTCAGCGCGATCGGATCTGCCGTCGGCAGGGGCACCAAGAAGCTGGGGCAGCTGAGTCGCACCAGTAGCGCGGCTCAGATGCGAGTGGGCCGCAAGATGGGCGGACCGGTCGGACGACTGACTCAGCAGGGCGGTGCTCGCGGAGTGCGGTTGGGCGGCCAGATCCGTCGGCTGGGTGCTGGCATGCAGCAGCGTCCCGGGTTCACCGGCGCCGCCACGCTGACCGCCGGTGGAGCCGGTATCGCCGGTGGCAGTGCCTACATGAACCGGCGCAGGTACTGAGATGCGCAGCGCCTTCGGCATCGATCATGGTGAGGTGAGCAAGGCCGCCTCGCCGCTGACCGGTCCGCAGAAGGTCAAGGGTGCCCTGAACCGGATCGGCACCGCTCATGTCTCGATCAAGGGGGTCGGCAGGGCCGCCGGTAGGACCACGCGGAAGACCGGGCAGTTCCTGGAGCGGAATCCAGGGGTGACCGGCACGGCGCTGGTGGGAGGTGGCGGCTACGCCGGCTACAAGTACCTGAGCGAGAAGGAACCGAGGAAGCGGAAGTGACCTACTCCTATGTGGCCCCCGGGGTCAGCGACAAGGACACCATCCGGTTCCTGATCCAGGACACCGACTCCCAGGGCGCCGGTGAGTGGCAGGTCACCGACGAGGAGATCCAGTGGGCCTACGACACCTGGTTCCCGCTGTACCACACGCATGAGTACGTGGCCTCCACGATCGCTGATACCATCGCGGCGCGTTACGCACGCGAGGCGTCGTACTCCGCCGATGGCGTGAGCGTCTCTCTCGGACCGGTGGGCGACCAGTACCGGATGCTGGCCGCCTCGCTCCGGGAACAGCACCGGAGCCTGCTCGTCGGGGGTAGCCCCGACGTGGGCGGCATCGCTCCCGACGAGCAGCTCGAACCCGGCACCAAGCCGTTCAGCTTCGGCAAGGGCATCCACGACTACGTGGCCGCCGGGCCCCAGGAGTACGGCGGGGTGTACCCACCAGACCAGTCGGTGGTACCGGTCAACGTGCCCGACTACGAGAAGATCGTGGAGCCATGACCCTGGACGAGCTGTTGGCGCTCCTCCCCGATAACGACACCGGGGAGATCAGTGCGGCCGACCTGCGCACCATCGTCACCGACCTGTACCACGCCGCTCATCTGTGGGGCACCCAGTACGCCTACCAGTGGAGCACCGACCAGACCCCGTCGAACGGGAAGGTCTCGAAGTCCAACGGCTGGGTCGAGGCCTCCGGGATCCTGCACGTCGCCGAGACCTCCGATGAGGGGATGGCGTTCGGTGTGGCGTTCCTGGACAGTGGCCGGTGCGAGGCGATCATCCTGACCGCGCCCGGGATCGCGATGCAGATGACGCCGACCGACGTGAGCGTGGACCAGGGCGGGTACCGGGACATCCCGGTGGACGTGGTGAAGGCCTCGCTGGTGGCTCCGTCCAACAACGATCTGCTCTCGCTGACCGTGGTGGCCTCGGTATGAGCTCGTTCTCCACCGACTTCTCCGGCGACTTCGGCGTCATCGAGATCCCACCCGAGCCGCCCGAGCCGAATCCGGCGTACGGACGCAGCCCGATCTCCGCCTACGCCAGGTCCTGGGTGCGAGCTCGGGCCACCGCGGTGATGGAGTACACCTGCCAGATCACCCGGGGCTCCCGACCGGAGGGCTACGACGAGGACACCCTGACCTTCACCCCGGAGGGTCCCCGGGAGCTGGTCTACCAAGGGGTCTGCCGGATCTGGGAGGTGGCGAACACCAACTCGGTGGTGGTCGGGGACACCGATATCTACCAGCAGTCCACCAACCTGTCGATCCCCTGGGACTCCCCGGAGCTGGTCCGGCGCTACGACGAGGTGAAGATCCTGACCGCGCCCCAGGACTCCCAGATGGTGGGCAAGCGGTACGAGATCCAGACCGTGGCGAAGGCGGGAGAACTGCGGGCCACTCGAAGGTTCGAGGTCACCGGGGTGATGTGATGCTGAGCGCATTCGGGATTGATCATGGGATCTCCAAGGGCCTGCCTCGATATCTGCGGGACATTGCTCCGGTGGTGGGGACCTCACCCTCCAGGACGTTCCGAGGTGGTGAGCCGATGTCCCGAGGCGACTACGGATACCTCCGGATCCGCGCGCACCAGTCAGGCAAGCAGGCCTCCCGGCTGCACTCGGAGTGGAACAAGAAGAAGCCGACCAGCATCACCGGCGTCGGCCAGTCCGAGGAGCGGTGGAAGGCCACCCGCGTGGCCGGGACTAAGGGCAAGCTCGCCCGGGAGGGCAGCCGGAAGGCGATAGCGGACAACACCCCGATCGTGCGCCCCAGGAAGAAGATCTAGTGCCGGTCTACTACGCCGATGTCACCAGGCTGTCTGACGCACTTCGGCAGACCGCCCAGCAGTCCGGGATCACCACCCAGCAGGTACTGGTCCAGAGTGCCAACCACATCCTGGCCGAGATGGAGGTCAGGGTTCCGGTGAAGACCGGGAGACTGCGTGGCTCGCTGCACATCCAGGTTGATCCGAACCGGGTGACGATCGGCCCGAACGAGGAGATCGCGCCGTACGCGGGGTACGTGGAGTACGGCACCAGGCCGCACGAGATCCGGCCCCGGCGACCGGACGGGGTGCTGGTGTTCATGGTCGGCAACACCAAGGTGGTCACCAGGTTGGTCCGTCATCCGGGTACTAAGCCTCAGCCCTATGTGCAGCCGGCGTTCGAGGCATGGGTGGACAGTCTCGGGACGATGGCAGCAGAAGCCAACGTCAAGGTGCTGAAGGACAATGCCTCCTAGCTCGATCTCCCGAGGACCGATCACCAACCGGCTGCTGGACGAGCTGGCCACCGAGGGGTTCCCGGTCGGCGACAACTCCGCGCCGCGGGTCGCGTTCGGCTGGCAGGGTGAGCCGAACGAGCCTGGTGTCACCTTCGTGCCCTGGCTGTCGTTGTCCCCGGGGACCGCGATGCTGCAGACCCCACAGGCAATGGGTGACTCGCAGACCGAGTGGCGGCTCAGCTACCAGGTCTACTACTCCGGGTTGTCCCGGAAGCAGACCGAGGCGCTGGCCGACCGGATGAGGCTGAACCTGACCAACATCGCCCGGGAGTCGATCGAGACCCCGACCGGGAACTGGCGGATCCAGAAGACCACCTGCACCTCGATCGGGAACACCAACCGGATCGGCTCCGCCTATCCGGACTACTTCACACAGGCAGACTCGTTTGAGGTCTGGGTAACGAAAGGGAGCTGAGAGATGGCCCGACCGAAGCTGGTCAAGATCACCAAGGATGGCCAGGAGGGCCAGGCCCTGGAGTCCGCGGTCGCCGCCTGGGAACGGCACGGCTGGACGCGCGTGGATGAGTCGATACCAGCAGATGAACCGGAACCAACTCCGAAGAAGAGGGTATCGAAGAAGACATCTTCATCAATAGAATCTAAGAATGAGTGAATGCAAGGTTGATGGATGTCAACGAACCTGTCGAGCACGCGGCTGGTGTACGGCTCACTACAACAGATGGGTACGTACCGGTGATGTGGGATCGGTTGAGATTCCACCGCGGGGACGGCAACTCGGCTGGCGCAAGTATGACTCCGAGATGTGCTCGGTGGAAGGATGCGAGCTTCCTCGGAAGGGGCGCATTTACTGCGCCAAGCACTACTCGCGCTGGTCGAAGTACGGATCGGTGGATCTCGGGACAGCAGAAGTTGAAGTACCCAGCTACTCCGGGATGCACAAGAGGCTCTGGCGAGCGCGAGGGAGGGCGAGCGAGCATCGCTGCGTCGACTGTGGTGATCCGGCCACCGACTGGTCCTATGACCACAATGATCCCCATGAGTACGACGATGAAGACGGTCCGTATTCGATCGATCCGGCTCATTACCTGCCCCGATGCCGGAGCTGTCACGGAAGGTTCGACAAGCGCACGTCTAGTGGACAGCGCCTGCATTCTGATAAGTAGAGGCCGATCGAAGATGGCCACGGTGATCACGGAAGGTTGTGTATTAAGTTGGCTAGGATAATCCCCAATGAGAACACCTGGATCGGTTTCACCACGGCTGATGTTCCCGACCTGGCTGCGCCGACCGCGGCGGCGGTCGCTGCGGCGGTGAACCTGACCGGGCACTGCATCAGCCTGAACGCCTCGGCACGCGGCAACACGGTGCCTACCCCGAGCTTCGACTCGCTGTTCGAGACCAGCACCGCGGGTACCTCGGCGGCCACCTTCGACGCGGACTTCTACCGTGACGACGAGGACGACATCGCCTGGGAGACGCTGCCCCGTGGCACCCGGGGCACCTTCTTCATCGCCCGGTTCGGTGGTACCGGTACCGACAACCTGCCGGTCGCCGGGGACGACCTGGAGGTGTGGACGGTGATGGTCACCTCTCGGACGATGGCCAACATGAGCTCGAACACGGTGCTCACCTTCACCGCGTCCTGCTCGGTGAACGTGGAGCCGGCGGAGTCCGCGACCGTCGCTGCCTGATCACAGCCTGGTGTGGGGATAGCATCGGATCGACTACATCCCTCCGGCCAGGAAGTGCACGATGTCCAACACCACCGCCAAGAACGTCGAGGCGCGTCAGAAGCAGTCCCAGGCGTCCAAGCGCGCCACTCTCGACCAGCTGGTCAACAAGCCCAGGTCCACCACCGAGTTCTCGCTCTACATCGCCAACGGGGACGGCGAGACAAACGAGGTGACCCTGAAGTACCAGGCGATCGGGATGCGCGCCTACGACCGGCTGGTGGCCAAGCATCCGCCGAAGCCGGACCAGCGGGCCGAGGGTGCCTCCTTCGACATGGACACCTTCGCCCCGGCGCTGATCAGCGCGTGTGCGGTGGAGCCGGAGATCTCGCTGGACCAGGCGAAGAGCATCTGGGACTCCGACGACTGGTCCCGGGGCGACGTGATGGTGCTGTTCCGGAACGCGGTGGAGCTGAACAACCGGGGGCTGGACATCCCTTTCAGCGAAAGAGGCTGAGGAAGGACCCGAACTTCTTCCTGGAGATGTCCTACTGCTACGAGAAGGGCATCCCGCACTCCAAGTTCTTGAAGTGGGACGCCGAGGACCGAGCCAAGACCATGGCCTTCGCGATGGAGTCCTCGTTGCGCTGCAGCATGTGCGGCACCGCGCCCTGGGAGTGGGAGGAGAACAAGTTCGCGTTCACCGCGGTGGAGGAGTTCTGCCAGGGCTGCTACCAGAAGGCGATGTTCACCGACACGCAGGGCTCGTCACTCCCGGGCACCAATGCCAAACTGGTCCCGACAACCCCACAGCTCACCGCCCAGCTCCGGCTGAAGGCGAAACGGCGGTCCAGGCTGAGGATGGAGTAGGGATGTGACCAGTCAGCCGGTCGAGGCCAACGTCGTACTGACTGCCGACAACTCCCAGTACGACCAGGCGATGACCTCGTCGGCGCAGAGCACCAGCTCACTGGGTGCCTCCATCGACACCCTGGGTCGGAAGATCAACAGCCTGACCAAGACCGCCGGCAAGACGCTGATCGGCATCTCTGCCGCCGATGTCGGGCTGATCACCGGAGCGGTGGCAGCCTGGTCCAGCTACGAGAAGCAGGTATCCCGGCTGAACGCCCAGTCCGCGATCCTGACCCGGACCCAGGATGCCCAGTCTCGGGTGATGAAGGACTACGCGGGCGCGGTGAAGGGGCTGCGCACCGAGTACGGCACCACCACCGCCGAGGCCGCCAAGCTGGTGGAGACGCTGTCCAAGATCACCAGCGTCCGGCAGAGCCGGGATCTGCAGGACCTGTCCAAGGTGTTCGTGGACATGTCCCACGCCACCGGGGAGAGCAGCGAGGGTCTGGCCCAGTCGCTGACCAACCTGCAGAAGGTGATGGGCACCCCCATCAACGAGCAGCAGAGCCGCAGGTACGCCGACACCTTCACCTACCTGGCCGCGCAGACCAACATCTCCGCTCAGGGCTTGATGGACTTCACCGCCCAGCTGGCTCCGGTGGCCAAGTCATTGGGCATGAACACCCGGGAGGTGGCCGGGTTCGCCACCGCGTTCACCCAGGCCGGCCAGGAGGGCGGTGCCGCGGCGACCGCGTTCACCAAGGTCACCGGGGACATGCTGAAGTCGCTGCAGTCCGGGTCGCCGGAGCTGGCCACCTACGCGAACATTGTTGGGATGACCTCCCGGCAGTTCCGGGAGCTGGCCAAGGACGACTCCACCGAGGCAGTGGTTCGGGTCTTCGAGGCGCTGAGCAACAACACCCGGACAGCAACCGCGGACCTGAACCGGCTGGGCCTGGACGGTCCCCGGACGTTCCGGGCGATCACCGCGTTGACCAACCAGCCCGGCGGGATCCGGGCGGCCCTGGGACTGGCCGAGGACCCGCGGGCCCATGGAGCCGCCGAGCGGGGCGGCGAAGCGGCGATGAAGGGGCTGAGCGACGAGTTCGCTGAGCTCCGCGAGGAGATGAAGCTGACCGCGGAGTCGATGGCCACCATCCTGGGCCCGGCCGTGGAAGGCTTCATGAACGGCATGGTCAAGGCCTCCGAGGTGATGCGGCAGATCGCCGAGGGCCCGATGGGCGAGTTCCTCCAGATGATCATGGCGGTGGTGGCTCCGCTGGCCGGCGGGGCCGGCGCGCTGCTGCTGTTCGCGGGCACTCTGCTCAAGGTGGCCGCCGCCTTCGCGGTGGTACGCAACTCGGCGGCGCTGGGGATCCGGGAGGGGTTCCGGGGCGGAGCCCCGATCGGCCGGACTCCGGAGGGCGAGTACATCGCCGCTGGCGGCGGTCGGCTGGGCACCCGGGGCCAGCAGCTCGCCGAGAGTGGCACCTGGTTCCAGCGTGGCCTGTACAACATCGGAGTGACCGGCGGTGGCCTCCTCGGTGGTGGCCGGGAGGCGGTCCGGGAGTCCTGGATGGCCGGTCGGTCCTGGGCCAACCCCAACTACCAGCCCGGACCCCGGCGTGGTCCGCTCTCCTATCTGGCGGGCGGCATAGGACGGGGCGTCGAGTTCATCACCCCGCAGTTCGACCAGATGCGCTACGCGGACCCGACCAGGCGTTCCCAATGGCTGCAGCAGCAGGCTCCCTGGTCCAGGATGGCCCAGCGGATCAACCTGGGTCAGCAGATGGGCGAGGTGGGGGCGGCCGAGTCCGAGCTGCGCCGGATCCGCGAGTCCGAGGCCGCGGTGCGCGCCCAGCCGGGGATCAGCGATGTCACCAGGCAGGCCTCGCTGGACCAGCTGAAGGCGTCCCGGGAGGAGACCAAGATCCGGCTGGACTCGGCCAGGTCCGCGGAGCGGGCCACCCGGGAGGAGATCCTGGCCCGGCAGACGAACACCCGGGAGGTCGGCAACAGCACCGCCGGGTTCCGGAGGCTGGGACAGGCCACCGCCGGGTTCGCCGTGGGTGCCGGTGGCGCCGCGATGGGCGGTGCTCGGTGGGGCCTCGGTGCGATGATGCGCTCCCCGATGGGTCTGCCGATCGCGGGCACCCTTGGCGCGGCCGGGATGAGCGCCGTCGGGGTGCAGTCCAATGCGCTGATGTTCGGGGCACTGGGAGCCTCGATGGGCCCATACGGGGCCGCAGGCGGGCTGCTGCTGGGTGCCGGGGTGGACATGGCCCAGGCCAACAACGATGTCGGCGACTCGATCAAGTACCTTAACGAGCAGGCCACCGAGGCCAGCAAGTCCGGGACCGGGCTGGCTGCGCTGGACGAGGCCTCGGTCTCGGCTACCAAGGACTTCGAGGACCTGAAGCACTCGTTCAGCATCACCTCCAAGGAATACTGGCTCAGTCCGTCGGCGGGCCTGGGCTCGGTCAAGAACTCGGTTGAAGGTCTGCTCTGGGGTGACTCCGATGTCGAGGAGCTCCAAAGTGATCTCGGCAAGGCGCAGGAGTCGTTCAAGGACACCGAGGGCACGATCCGGGATCTGGCCAAGGCGACCGGAATCGAGGTTGGCGGCACCAGACGCACCCAGCTCAAGCAGCTGGAGGAGTTCATGTCCACCACCGGGATGGCCAAGCTGGAGGCCGCCGGGGTGGATCTGGAGGACCTGGTCGCGGCTCGCCGGGAGGGCGGTCCGACATACCGATCCCTGATCAGGCGGGTCCGGCAGGGGGAGATGACCCCTGGTCTGCAGGAGCGGCTGCGTACCACCGCTGCCGGCGAGGCGATGCTGGAGTCGCCGGCGGCCCGGCGGTCGATGCGGTTCGAGGGCGATGTCGCGGCGTTCTACAAGGCCACCAACGAGGTCTTCACGAACATGCGCGAGCAGGGCATGTCCTACCTGGGCATCCTGAGGTCGTCGGAGCGGGCCCAGCAGCGGATCGGGGACGAGAACAACCGGTCCTACGAGCTGCAGATGGCGATCGCCCAGAAGGCCCAGTACGCACTGCAGATGCAAGCGCCACAGCTGGGCCGGGTGGGTGCCTTCCAGCAGCAGATCCAGGTCGGCCAGACCCTGATGGGGATCCGGCCCCGGACCGAGGAGCAGGCCGCCCAGCTGGAGCAGCAGAAGCAGCTGACCGTCCAGTCGTTCGCGGACATGGACCAGTACTTCCGGCAGATGCTGTTGGCCCAGGAGCAGTTCGACCGGCAGCGGTCCCGGATGGAGCAGGACTACGCGCTGCAGCGCAGCTACCAGGAGCAGGACTACCAGCTGCAGCGGACCCGGGCCGAGGAGCAGTTCAACCGGATGCGGGCTCGGGCCACCGCTGACTACGCCCGGAACACCAGCCGGGCCTGGTTCGACTTCCACCTGCAGCGGCAGCGGCAGGAGGAGGACTTCCGGCACCAGACCCAGATCACCGCCAACCAGCAGGCCATCCAGATGGCCAACGTCTGGCAGCGGATCGAGACCCAGCGGACCAGCTCAGTGGAGTGGATGTCCGCGAACTTCGGGGACCAGATCACCAGGATGCAGCAGCAGGCCACCAACCTGGACAAGGTGCGCCGGATGGGGCTCAGCGACGCGGCCATCCAGCAGCTCCAGCTGTCCAGCCCGGAGATGGCCCAACAGCTGGAGCGCACCGTCACCGAGCTCACCCCGGCGATGGTCCGGCGGCTGAACCGGCAGGCCCGGCAGGTCCGGGGCGCGGCCCGGGAGCTGGTCACCGACCCGTCCGACATGGGCTGGCAGGAGACGTTGCGCGGGTTCCGGCTGGGCCGGCAGCGGGCGTCCGAGGACATGGAACGGCAGATGGGCCGGAGCCGGCGGGACTTCCGGCGTGGTCTGCGCGAGCAGCGCACCGACTTCAACATCATGATGGACCAGCAGGCCGAGGACTACGACACCTCGATGCGCCGACAGGAGAAGCAGTACAAGACCACCATGGACCGGGCCGCCGAGGACATGGCGCACATGGCCGACGAGATCACCGGCAGCCTGACCGACGTGCTGATCCAGGCCAGCGAGGATCTGACCGGGAGCGCTCAGAAGCAGGCCCGGCAGGTGCTGAGGTCGTTCAAGGACCTGCGCCGGGACACCCGGCCGGAGGCGGTCGCGCTGATGCGGGAGCTGGCCAACGTCTTCGGGTTCGACTACACGGCGCCGAAGAAGGTGACCACCCCCCAGGAACAGGCGGTGCAGACCAGGATCGGCAAGCAGCAGGACATCATGACCGACCGGTACCACGCCGGCGGGATGGTGCCCGGCTACTCCCCGGACCGGGACAACCAGACCGTCGCGGTCTCCGGGGGCGAGGCGATCATGCGCCCGGAGTGGGCCAAGGCGGTGGGCAAGCAGAACATCGACGCGATGAACCACCAGGCCCGGCACGGTGGGTTCTGGCTGGGTGGCACGCTGCCGCTGCCCGGGGCCTCCACCATCTCCCAGCACACCAGCGGCTACCCGTTCGCGGTCTGGGCCGGGGACCTGAACTGGCCGGGTAGGGAGGACTACGGCAAGCCGATCGTGGCCTGGAAGGCCGGCGTCGCGCACCCCTTCGACTATGGCCGGGACTACTCCTACGGACGCGGTCAGAAGATCTCCACCGAGGGTGGCGGCACCCAGCTGTACGCGCACATGAGCAAGGTGCTCACCGGCCTGGCCGGCAAGGAGGTCCGGGCCGGCGAGGTGATCGGCTATGTCGGCGACTACGGGAACACCGGCTCGCCGCCGACCAGCCACCTGCACTTCGAGGTCCGGGACGGAGATGTCAACCTGGGCGACGCCGAGGGCGGCGGTGCCCGGGGCGCCGGACGCAGCGCCCGGTCGGTGATCCGGAGCCTGCTCAAGGACCGGTACCCGGACTCCGAGGCCGCGGCCCGGGCGATGACCGGCGTGCACCCGCTGTTCCCCGGGGACATCTCCTCGATCATCAACCGGTACGCCCGAGCCAGGATCCGGCAGCTGGCCCGCAGGTACCCGGGCAGGGGCGCCGGTCCGGGCAGTGGCGAGGTGGCCCCGCGGCCCGAGGACCTGACCGGAAACCAGGAGCTGGTCCGCCGGGCGATGATCGACGCCGGCTGGAAGGGCCAGTGGCCCAGCCTGTACCAGCTGGTGATGCACGAGTCCGGGTTCAACAACACCGCACAGAACCCGACCTCCACCGCGTACGGGATGTTCCAGTTCCTGGACGGCACCTGGTCCGGCACCGGGATCGCCAAGACCTCGGACCCGTGGAAGCAGGCGGTGGCCGGGATGCGGTACATCGGCGGCAAGTACGGCGATCCCAAGGGCGCCTGGGACTTCTGGCAGGCCAATCACTGGTACCGGGACGGCTCGGTGTTCACCTCCCCGAAGACGATCGGGGTGGGCGAGGGCGGTCCGGAGGCGGTGATCCCGCTGAACGAACGCGGTGGGGAGTTCATGTCCCAGGTGCTGGCCCGCTCGGTGGGCATGGGCGGCACCCCGGTGCGCGGCGGGATGAGCGTGTACAACACCCGGATCGACCGGTCCACCAACTTCACCGGGCCGATCACGGTGCAGGCCAACGACCCGCACGAGCTGATCAGCAAGCTCCAGTCCCGGCAGCGGGTGATGGCCCTGACCCGGCCCTCCCTGACAGGATCTGCGGCATGAGCGGCACCGGACTGGACTACCTGGCTGTGGAGATCTCCTACGGCACCAGGTGGGTGAATCTGAACGACGGGCTGGTCTACAAGATCGGCGCCGAGTCGACCCGGGACTCGGTCAGCAAGAGCTGGCGCAAGGTGACCGCGGACTCGCCGATCCTGGGCGGCAACTACCTGATCCACGCGGTCCCGGAGATGGTCGGCGAGCAGGTCGGGGTCTGGGTGTACGGGGCCACCCAGACCGAGGTGAGCGACAACCTGTTCGGGCTGATGGAGCTGTTCGAGCAGTACGACTACCGGATCCGGTGGACCCTGGACGAGTACCGGGAGTACTGGCGTTGCCAGCTCGCGGACGCCTCGGTGAGCCGGGGCCAGGTGTGGACGCACAGTCTGATGGCCAAGGCGGAGTTCGCGGTGCCGCGGTACCCGGACGTGACCCGGGAGCACGTCTGATGTCCGGCCGGATCACGGTGTGGGGCGCCAGTCAGCTGCTGATGAGCTACTTCACCCAGACCACCGAGCCGCCGCCGTACTTCTACCTGGCCCTGATCCGGACCATCGCGCCCACCCCGTACATGTCCGGGTCCGAGCTGGATGAGCCGGACAACACCGACTACGCCCGGATCGAGATCGCCAACGACCTGGCGCACTGGGTCAACGACTCGGCACCCCAGGAGGTCGCCAACCTGGTGCCGGCCCAGTTCGTCACCGCGGTCAGCGACTGGGGCCAGATCAACTACTGGGCGCTGTGCAACGCCCCGATGGATGGCTACAACCTGGTGGTCGGGAACCTGGAGAGCCCGGTGTTCGTCGAGGCCGGGGACCAGGTGGTGATCGAGGAGAGCGACCTGAGCGTGACCCTGGGCCCGTTCTTCCTGGCCGAGGAGGAGTGAATGCCGCTGGTGCGGGTGATCCCGGGACGCAGCGAGGTGCAGGTGGTGGCTCGGGCCCGGGCCTCCTGGGTGCCGCCGCTGCTCCGGGAGGTGCCCGGCGGGCTGTACCCGCTGATGAGCGCGGCCTTCGAGGTGGACGAGTACCGGATCCTGTCCGGCTGGCCGGTGCCGGTGCCGGAGGGGGACATCCGGATCGAGTGCCTGGTCAGCGCCGAGGGGGACGTGCTGGGCAACCGGGACGAGCCGACCGCGCTGGTCACCAACGCGGACATGCGCTGGATCGCGGACACCAACTACTACGACCAGACCTCGTTGCTGTGGGCGCCGATCCAGGGCGGGGTGACGCCCTGGCAGACCACCCCGGACCATGCGCCCACGCTGATCACCGACTACGAGTACACGGTGGGCGATGAGCGGTTCGTGGGGATGACCGCCCTGAACTTCGACTCCAACACCGTCGACTACCTGTGGAACGACCTGACCCTGGCGATGGGCGGGGTGAGCGGCTACACGGTGGTCATGGTGATGAGCCCGAACTCGATCTACGGGAATGACGCCACGGTGATCGAGAACGCGCTCTGGGGTCCGGACTCCACGGACGGCCAGTGGGTCGCGTTCACGGTCCGGGACCGGGCGATCTGGATGACCACCGAGGCCAAGGCCGGTCAGAAGGGAGTGGCCATCGGCACCGGTCTGGACAGCACCTCGCCGAGCTATGTGGCGCTGGTGGTGGGCCGGCCGCAGACCACCCTGTACGCCGCCTCAGGGCCGTCCAGTGTGCTGTCCAGGTCCTTGGTTGCCGGGGAGGCTCCGGAGCCGCTGAGCACCCGTTTCTGGCTCGGGAACGGGCCGTTCCCGACGATGGGCACCATGGACATGGCGCTGCTGGACCTGGGCATCTACGGGAACCCGCTGACCCGGACCGAGGTGGTCTCCGAGTTCACCGCGCTGAGCACCGTGTACGGCGGCGACAGCTAGTGGCCCGGAGCCTGACCGCCTACCCCAGCGAGCAGGAGCCGCTGGGCTACTTCCGGATCTTCGCCCAGCCGCCTGGCGGCTACCGCCGGGAGATCACCCTGTTCCGGGACGCCCCGGTGCAGATCGGCGCGGTGACCACCCAGGACCCGTTCACCGAGGCCACCGCGCAGCTGAGCTTCCCGATGATCACCGTGTTCGACACCCCGGGTGAGGGGGACCTGGACTGGCTGGTGCCGAACTGCGACATCGACATCGTGTTCCAGAACGTCGGCGGATACGACTTCGACTGGCGCTGGGAGGGCTACATCGCCTCCTACTCGATGAGCCTGACCGGGGCCGAGTCCTCGTTCAGCATCGACCTGAAGGGCTGCCTGTACGGTCTGGACGACTACCTGGCGATGCCGCAGTTCCCGCTCCGGCCGATCCCGTACGAGATCCTGATCGCCCAGGCCTTCGACCAGGTCGAGCACCCCTCGCACCTGGGCGGCTTCCGGATCCTGTTCCCGTCCTGGTGGGACAAGCGGGTGCCGCCGTTCGACGCTCCGAGGTACCTGTCCGCGCTGAAGCCCTGGGGAGTGGCCACCGACCAGCGCTGGACCGGGTTCACGGCCCGGAACACCGGGTCCTGGGAGCCGCTGCTGACCGGGTTCGTGCAGTCCCTGCTGACCGTGATGTTCGCCGGTGGCGGGAACCAGTGGAGCATCCGGAACCGGGGCCGGCGCCGGCCCGAGCTGTACCTGCGCCAGATCCCGCAGGCCGACGACGAGGAGATCACCGAGATCTACCTGGGGGCGCCCGGGGTGACCCTGTCCGGGTCCCGGGACTACACCCAGCGGGCCGGGGTGATCTACGGCCAGGGCCAGGACGAGGCGGGCATCGCGTTCTCGAACATCGAGGTGTCCCCGGACGGCCGGAAGACCTACTTCAAGCCGTTCGCCTACTCGGCGCGGATGTGGCCGCGCAAGGGCAACCCCGGCTACGACCCGAACCTGAAGCCCAAGGAGACGATGATCCGGTTCCAGGATGGGGTGGACGAGGTGTCCGCGTTCGAGATCGCCCAGGGCCAGTACCAGCGGTTCGCCGAGCCCGGGATCACCGGAACCATCACCCTGACCACCGACCCTCGGCTGTCCTCCGGGGCGCTGATGCCGCGGCTGCTGATCACCGGCGGGCAGACGATCCGGATCAACGGGCTGCTCGGGGTGCACGAGGGGGTGCTGGCGCATGTCACCGAGTGCAGCGCGGACTTCACCGGGCTGAGCACCACGCTCACCTTCGACACCAAGTACCGGGACCAGCTGACCGTGGCCGAGGTGCGGGCCCGGACCCGGGACGCACTGACCCCGATGCGGGCACTACAGGTGGGCAAGTACACGAACACCATCCAGGACCTGGTGATCCCGTGGTCCTACAAGGCCGGGAGCGGGATCGTGCCCACCCCGGCCAAGGCGTTCTTCAACGAGAAGCTGCCGGCGACCGCCACCTTCCCGTACCAGGAGTGGACCAGGAAGTACCCGCCGCGGAACCCGTCCTACCGGCCCTGGTACATCGAGATCGGGAAGACCGACCGGAGCAACTCGAACAGCAACTGGTCCAGCGTGAAACGGGACGGGAGCGCCACCTACTCGATCCCGATCCGGATGTCCCAGGCGGGAGCGATCCGGCTCACCCAGCTGGCCGCCTACGATCGGGACGGGAACGTGCTGCCGGTGAAGTTCCACTTCTCGGTCTACTACAGCAACGGGATCGCGGTGCACTCGATGCCGCAGTTCCCGGGCAAGCGCACCGACGCCGACTTCCCGCCGTACCTGGACGCTCGTCGGATCGACTCCCGGGGCGGCACCGTGATCCCGACCAGCTACGAGACCACCGGCACGGAGACCGCGCAGACCAATCCGTTCTACAAGGGGGCCTGGGAGAAGGTGAAGCCGGACGGCACGAACTACTCCTGGCCGGCCAGGGTCAACGAGCCGCCCCAGGAGTTCATCGTGGGCTGGGGGAACTACTACGAGCCGGCCGGCTACTCCCCGGGCCGGAAGTCCAAGGGCGCGGCTCGGACCGGGCTGCTCCAGGACGATGCGCAGTGGTCCTGGGACCTGTACGGACACAGTGATCTGGACCTGGACAAGCCGAGCATGAACCGCAAGGACGAGTACGCGGGGATGCTGTTCGTGATGATCTATTGCGACGACCAGGACGACGAGAGCGTGTTCTTCATGGGCCGGCTGATCCGGGTAGAGCCGGGCCAGAGCAGCAGCTAGGAGGGGCGATGGACGGCAGCATCAGCGACCAGCAGGCGCACCAGTGGCTGCAGCAGATCGCGGACGCCGGCTGGGTGAGCCTGCACTACGACAACCCGGCGCTCGGGGACGCCGGTCGGGCGGAGCTCTCCGGTGGTGGCTACCAGCGGTTCAGGATGACCTGGAGCCAGCCGAACAACCGGGCCATCTGGTCCCTCCAGGACGCCCGGTACACCGGGCTGCTGCAGACCAAGGTGGTCTACTTCGGGGTCTGGGACAAGCAGGTCAAGGGGATGCTCCGGGCCTACGCCGAGCTGGGCGAGCCGAAGACGGTGCTGAACGGCAAGGGGTTCATCCTGCACGCCGGCACCCTGGCGGTGTCCTTCGGCTGACCTGGTTTCGGGCAACAAAAAAGGCCCATTGAGGGGTCCGCCCCTCCCGAAGGAGGGACGGACCCCGTTGGTCCTGGTCAGGTACGGATACCCGAGGTGGTGGTCATCACTCACCTTCTTTCTTAGCGTGGACATGATAAAGGCCCCGCCGGACGTATCCGACGGGGCCTTCTACCCGGCCGATGGTCTTGACATCGATCACCGGGGCGCCTACTAGGCCGTTCCAGACTGTTCAGCTAACGCTACTCTTAGTATCTCATAAAGAGACATTAAAAGCAAGTAAAGACACTACCTTCAGTTCCACTGACGACGCTCTCGGTTCTGCTGCTGCAGCCGCAGCCGGCTCTGCACTCTCCGGGCCTCGTTCCGGCGCACTCCCATTCGGAGTGCGACCCAGGACATCCAGACCAGGAACAGTCCGGCGGCCACGTTGACGAACCAGTAGGTCGCGAAGGGTCCGAGGCCGAGCGCCAGGTTGACCAGGCCGAGCAGCAGGTTGAGGACCGCGACCCTTCGTCCGGAGCGGTCCGAGGCCCGCCAGGTCCGGACCGGGCCCATCTCAGTTGATCTCGGGCATGGTGTCGATGCCCGGACGGTGCCGGACGTTGGTCCGGTCCCGACCGGCGGAGTAGTCGTTCCAGACCCGGATGCTGTTGGCCAGGAACGTGGTCGGCCGGTAGGTGCCCATGATCGAGCCGTAGCCGTGGTCGCCGATCAGCCACTTGCGGAGTGCCAGGATCGGGCTGCCCTTGGGCAGGTTGTCGCCCTCGGTGAGCCTGCTCAGGAACTCGGCCTGGGTGTCCGGGCCGTGCTTGCTGTGCAGCCCGATCAGGCCGGTCAGCACGGTCGCCGAGGTGCGCAGCCCGTACCGGCCGATGCCCTTGGAGATCAGGTAGCCGGGCCGGATCGAGTCCTGGATCACCTTGCCGACGGTTGGGTCGTTGAGCGCGATCAGGATGTCCGCGGTGGTCAGGTAGGCGGTGACCGAGCCGAGGGTGGACGAGGTGCCGACCACCTCGGGGAAGGCGAGGATCTGCCGGGTGGATGCGGACAGCACGTTCACGTCGGTGTAGCCGGCGATCTTGAGGCTGTCGCTGGGGGACCGGTTGGCACCGGTGTCGATGACCCCGAAGGTCTCCGGGTCGGCGTCGAAGGCGACCAGGGACGGGACGTGCTTGCGCTGGCTGCCGATCGCGGTCAGCCGGTGCCGGCCGTCCAGCACGAACCCGGTCGGGTCCAGGGCGATCGGCTGGTGGGTCATCTTCCACTCGCCGGACTCGATCGCGTGCAGGATCTTGGCGACGTTGCGCTGCCGGATGGTGCGCTGGTTGCGCTCCGGCGAGATGGCCAGCCACTCGCGTGCCTGGGCCGGGCTGATCTTGACTTCCTCGATCCTCATGTGCGGCTTGCCGCCGCCGTTGGACTTGGTGCTCATATCTCTCATTCCCTCATGGTGTGATCATCATATTCATCCCATGCATCATCCAGGAACCGATGGGTCTCGGTCCGGAATCCGCACAGGCATCTGATCACCGCTCCCCTGGAGTCCTCGCGGACCTCAACCGGGCGGTGATGTCTGGTGGTGGTCATGACGGTGCTCGCCGTACTTGGCGCCGACCACGAAAGCCAGGCAGTAGACCTGGATGTAGAACTCCGGGCTGGTGGGCGCCGGCGCGTTCTCCGCGGAGACCATCGACGCCACCGCCTTGACGGCGTGGCTCATCAGCCTCTCCAGCGGGATTCCGACCACCGCCTCGAACGGCGGGTCGTCGGCCACTTCGTGCTGCAGTTCCTGCCAGGCCCTGGTGAGCAGGTCCTCCAACTGGTCCTCCGGTGGTGCTTCCCACTTCGGCATAGCTCTCCTTGAAAGTCGGGGAGGCCCCGCCGGGTGTTCGACGGGGCCTCTGATTGGTCAGTCCTGAGCCCGGTCGTGGATCATCTGGGCTCGCTTGGATCCTGGCTCGGCGAGCAGCAGCACGGTGATGGCCAGGTCCTTCTCCATCAGCACGCGCCTGACGGCCATGTCCGAGTGGAAGTACCTGACCTCGTCGTCCGGGACCAGGTTCAGCATCATCGTGGTGGTGAGGTCGCCCGTCTCGGACTTCTGCCCGATCAGATCCATGATGGTCGGTGCCGACATCGCCCGCTGCAGGTACTGGAACATCGTCCCGTCCGCATGGTTCTCGGATTCCGAGTCGACGACGTGGACCTCGCTCTGGGCCAGCCAGTCCACCTTCCCGTCCCGGATCCGGAACGGTTGGCTGGACATCGCGTAGGCACCGCCACGCTCGTGGATCAGCGTGGTCAGGCACTCCGACACCCAGCCCTTGTCCTGAGCCTCGGAGTCCCGCTCGGCCAGGTACTGCATCTCGCCGCGCAGCCAGGGCTTCCCGGTGACCGGCGACTGCTTCAGCTGGGAGTGGTAGGACTCGAAGGTCAACGACATGGTGCTCGCGTTGAACCCGGAGGCGCAGATCGAGCCGGCGTGCAGTGCGGTGTCCCGGTCCAGCGGACACTGGACCATGGCCACCATCCGGTCGCCTCGCCAGACGTGCAGGTAGATGGCCAGGTCCGGGGACTCCGGATGGTCAGCGACCCAGTCCTCCTTGAGAGTGGTCAGCAGACCGACGACCTGGTCAGCCTTCTCCTTCAGCTCCATGGGCGTCCTCCCCACTGGCGATCTCGATCCCGTCCAGCACGTCCCGCTCGCGCCAGCCGGTTCCCATCCGATGACCGGCCAGGTAGGCGGCGGCTGTGCTCGCGGTGCCGACCAGCAGCCACACGTCCCAGACCTTGTTCGGGTCCACCTTCCGGTGCACGAACCCGACGGTGTGGGACAGATGGGTGACCGCACCACGCAGGTACTCGTCGAAGTAGGCCCGTACCTCCTCGTCCTCCAGGAAGCCGGACGACATCGGGTCGGCCGCCTCCCGGAAGCCGGTGTCCTCAAAGAGCTCGTCCTCCTTGTGGAAGTGCAGGAACATCTTGACCACCTGCTCCTCGGCATGACCGATCAGCACCCCGTCGGAGAACGCGGAGACCATGACCTTGAGCAGCAGGTCCCGCATCATGGTCGCGGTCAGGGCGACCAGCTGGTCCGCGTCGGTGGGCAGGGTGCTGCCCGCGTACCACCGGTAGCCGCGACGGTTCATCGCCATCAGCCGGATCGAGTAGTGGTTGCGCATCCCGGTGAAGCCCGGAGCCAGGACATCGTCATCGTGGATCAGCGCTAGCGGGCCGTCGTTGGCGCTGAGCTGGTCCCGGGACTCCTCGAAGGAGCTCCGGATCTCGTCGGCCAGGTCGGTCATTGCACGCTCCTTCCTACGAGGAACTCCATGAACTGGTGCAGCATCCTGGCGCTCATGGAGATCTGGAACAGCCGGTCGGACTGGTAGGTACGGCCGGCCACGAAGCAGAGCAGCGCCATGTTCTCCTGCTCGGCGCTGAGCTCCACCTCGTTCGCCTGGCAGACCATCCTGATCACCTCCCGGAGCCGATCCTCCTCGCTGCCACCGACATCGGCATCGGCGTTCAGGATCGCGTCCTGGGTGAAGGCATTCTCTAGGTCCATCTGATTTCCTCACATGGTGAGCCCCGGAGAGCCAGGGGGAAGATCCCAGCTCTCCGGGGCAACGGTCAGTCCATCATGGGACCGGGATCAGTCCTTGACCAGGATGTCGCCGGTGTCTCCGACATCGACGAAGTGCTCCTGGAGGGCCTTGGCGACCAGTTCCTTGAGCGCTTCCTCCAGGGCCGGCTTGCTGGGCCGGTCGGTGGCCTCCTGGTGCAGGGTCCAGGCCGGACGCAGCGCGTGCGCCGCCCGCACGAAGTCCTCGGTCGCGTGTGGCTGACCGATCTTCTTGGTGCGGATGATGCTGTGCTTGCCCACGTCCTCCAGGTTCCGGACGATCCAGGACGGGGTGAACCCCACGTAGGCCTCGTGCAGCGCCTCGTAGTCCAGGTCCTCCCGCTGGGAGGCGGGGACCAGCACGTTGATCAGCCGCTCGACGCCCTCCTTGTCCAGGTCGGAGACGTAGATCGTGTGGTCGATCCGGTGTCCGCCGAGCATGGACTTGGGCAGCTCGCCGACGTGGTTGGAGGTCATCAGCAGCATCAGGTCGAAGCCCTTGGTGCGCATCCCGTCGAACTCGCCGAGCAGCCCCTTGAGCCGGTCCGGTCTGGTGAACAGGTTCTCCACGTCCTCGATCACCACTACAGCCGGGGAGCCGACCCGCTCCACGAACCGGAGCACCTGGGGCAGGTTCTCGTCCCAGCGGGCCTCGACGAAGGTCCACCCGTTCTCCAGACAGAACTGCCCGGTGATCGCGGCGGCCAGGGTCTTGCCGGTGCCGTTCTCACCGTGCAGCAGCACGTTGTTCCCGATCCGGATGTGCGTGCGCTCGATCACCGGCCTGCCGTTCTGGAGTAGCGGCTCGCCGTCCGCATCCTTCACCTCGTAGCCGGCGTTGGATTGCCGGAACAGCTCGGCGCACTCGATGACGCCCCAGATCTGGTCGATCAGGGCCTCGTAGACATCCTTGCTGTAGACCACCGTGTCCCGGTTGATCTCGTAGGGGTTGTAGAACTCCGGCTCCTCCCCGGCGGTGACGCCGCGGAGTGCCTTGTTCCGGTAGATCGAGTTCTCCCGGACGTACTGCTCGACCAGGATCAGCAGACCCTGGACCTGACGCTCGTACCGCTTCTTGGCGAGCACGTAGATCTGCAGACCCAGACCGTAGTCGGAGTCCACGTACGCCGAGAGATGGAACTGGGCGCCCCAGGGCGGGAACGCCAGCATCCCGAACGGCACCTGCACCCGCTCGGTGGGGGAGATCCGGACGAACTTGAGCTCCGGGGGCTGGCTCCCGAAGAAGCCCCGGACCTCCTTGCCGATCGCGGTCATTCCGTACAGCTCCTTGAACACCTTGTTGAAGGCGAACGCGCCGTCCAGCGGGCGGCACTGGAGCTGCTGGGTGTACTCATAGGTGGCCTCTTCGGCCTCGGCCTGGGCGAGCAGCATGTTCGCCGCCTTCTTCAGGCCCATCTTCGCGGGCACCTGGGGAAGGGCGATCCGGATGCCGCCGTCCTCCCGGTACTCGAACGCCGACTCGACGGTGACCCGTCCGCCGGCCAGATCGGCCAAGAAGTTGTCCACCTTCTTGGTCGTCTGCCTCATGGTCTTGTCGCTCCACATGTTGTCTCCGGTCATCGCCAGAAGACTCCCTTTCACTCGATCGGTCCGAGGTCGTCGTGTGCTGCTTGGTAGTCAGGGCGACACCGCTCATACCGGGCGTCATGGTGATGTGCGTGCTGGTGCCGGATGTCCTCGTCGAAGAGGACCTCCACCCGGTCCTCCAGACCCTCGACCGCACCGGTCCTGAGGTAGGTACCGGTGCGGTTGGTGATCATGGTCTGGATCGGGCCGGGCAACGGCTTCTTGGCTCTGTAGAGCAGGTCCACCGACACGCGAAGTCGGTAGATCGCCGTATCAGCCATGAGATTCCTTTCCTGGTCGTGTGGTGTTCAGGATCGGTTCTCTGCTCCTCCCTCCTTCACTAGCGCCAGCGTTGCCGCCAGCGGTCCGCGAACTGTTCGGTCACCGGGATCCACTGCTGTCTGCCCGGATGGGTGACAAGGGCGTAGATCGCCGGTTGCTGTGGGTCGTCGAAGGTCTCGACGAAGGTGGTCTGGGCGAACAATCCTCCACCGGCATTGAGATGGATCAGGGCGTGCAACTCTCCCTTGGCCAGCAGTTGTTCGCGGATGGCGACGAGCTCGTCCCGATTGCTGTCAGACACCAGCATCGAAACGAGCTCGTCACCCTCGGCGTTCAGGAACACCACGTGCTCGGTGCCGATGAACTCGACAGCCGAGAACTCCATGGCCGCCATCCGACTGACGATGGAGGACAGTCCTCCGTTCCTCGGCACCGTGCTCATGCGGTGATGACCTCGTCCTGGCCGCCGAACTCGGCGTCCATGAGCTGTTGACCGACCTCGGTCGGCTCGCCGAACACGGTGGCTCGCAGTCGTCTCCCATTCTCCTGCCAGGCGGCGACACCGATGGTGGCGTTGTTGACACGCTCCAGCGAGTTGGTCACCTGCTGCACGCAGAAGTTGCGGGTTGGTGCGCGGTTCTTGGCTGTCGTCTCGAAGACCACAGAGAAGGTGACGACCTCCTGGATCATCTCTGGTTCCTTCATGCTGCTCCCTTCCCGGGAAGGAGGAGGCCCGAGCCTCCTCCCTCACCTGCGTTCAGATGACCTCGACATCCCCCGGGAGCGGAATCGCCTGGACTTCGGTGAACCACGCGGACTCCGACACCATCCCGTTCAGGACGGAGTCCCAGTCGAACTTCTCGTTGGCACCCCGTGCGGTGTACCTCCGAGTCGCCTTCTTCCGGAAGGCCTTGAGCATGCTCTGGGCGTCCTGCATGTTGCCCGCCTTGCGCTCGTTGAGCATGTGGATCCGACCGGCGTATTCGGACTTGAGCGCCCGGTTGTTCTCGGCCTCTTCACCTTCGAAGATCTCCTGGTACTCGGTGATGCGACGCCCGACTCCATCGGCCAGGGCGTCGTTCACCCTGACCAGCTTGATCTCATTCGGGTCCTTCATCACCAGTCGGTTGCTGAGCAGCAGGACCAGGATCCAGCCCGAGACGAGGAAGATGGTCGCGGTGTTGCCGACCAGCAGCAGGGTGGCCAGACCGGCCGTGGTACCGAAGGCGAACCGGACCGGCCAGGTCAGGCCGCGGAAGAAGGTCTTGGTCCCGATCCAGAACTTGTCTAGCCAGATCGGCAGGCTGTGCTCGATCCAGCGAGCGCCGGCGCCGAGCTTGTCTCTCGACCAGCGGAACGCCTGCCCGCCCTTCTCCCGGATCCACCGGGCGGAGACGGTGATCTTGTTCCAGAGCCAGCTGGCGCCCTGCTTGACCTTGGCCCAGATCCAGCTGATGCCGCGGCGGATGCTCTGCCATGCCTTGGTGGCGTAGTACTTGGCGGTGTTCTTCACACCGGCCACTCTGTCGATGATGTACTCGGACGCAGTGTCCGAGTCAGCGGTGGCCAGGTCGACGACCGGCCCCGCTTCCATGGTTGTTGCGGTCATGTTCTCTGATCTCTCTGTGATGTGAGGTCGACGACCTCTGGACATGAAAAGAGCCCCCAGGCCATCGGGGCCTGAGGGCTTATGTGTGGGCAGGCTTCCGCCAGCCACAGGACTATTGTATCACAAACACGACACAACAGTCCAGGTCTAGTTGGTGATGCCGGGCAGCAGCCACTCCTCGTCCTCCAGCAGAGCGGCCGAGGTGCACTCGGTGCAGACCAGCCGGGCGACGTGGGAGTCGTTCTCCTCCGGTTCGGCGATCGGGACGTAGACATCCCTGCCGTCTCGGATCAGCTGACCGGCCGGGGCGATGTACTCGATCCGGCGGACGATCCGCAGCTGCACCTTGGCGCCGCCGCAGTTCTGGCAGACCACCGGTCGAGGCACCCGGGTGGGTGCTCGCTGGGAGAGCTGCGCGGTGTAGACGCCGAAGACCTCGGCGCACCAGTCCGGGATCTCGTCCGGGAAACCGTCCTTCAGCCAGCGTCTGGTCTCCCGGTACCGGTAGTTGCTGATCCGGAGCAGCTTAAGCCGGCTGAACCAGCCGATGGTGATCTCGGGGTCGGCGCCGGAGAAGAACTCGCAGAGCACGTAGGACTGGAGCAGCCGCTCCTCCCAGTCCGGAAAGGTCTCCGCGTGCCGCTCCGGATCCAGGCAGCGGACGATCACGAAGTCCTCCTCCAGCGGAGTGTTCGCGGTGGCCACCAGGGCGGCGTCACCGGGACCGAACTCCAGCTGGTCCTCCAGCGGCATGATCTCGTCCTCCATGGTCTGGGACATCCCGACGAAGGAGTTGTTCTCCAGCAGCATCATCATCAGCGGATGCGGGTCAGGCATCGGCTTTCCCCTGGAGCTCGGTGATCTCCCGGGCCCGCCTGGCGTTGTGCTCCCGGCGGTGCCTGGTGCAGAAGGTGTGGTACCAGCCGTGGTCGGCCTGGTTCTTGCCCTTGATCCCGCACTCCTCGCAGATGGTCACCGACCGGGCCTCAGCCTCCTCGGTGATCTGCCGGGCCAGCTCCGCGGCCTCCACGGTGGCGTCGTCCAGCGGGTTCCAGTAGTAGCGGAGCCCACCGAACTTCTCCTTGATCTGGAGCAGCTCGTAGTCGCCGAGCAGCTCGATCAGGTGCGCGTGCACGTCGGTGACCAGCGGCTGCCAGCCGTCGCCGACGTTCCTGCGCTCACGCTCGAATCTCTCCAGTGCTGTCATCTCATCTCCTTCATGGTGGGTTCGATCGGCACGTAGGACACCGGGTGCGACGACATCGGGTGTCGGTCCTCGCAGATGTCGCAGAACGGCTGGTCGATGGACACGTCGTTCTTGCATCGGCTGTCGTCCAGCAGGCACCGGCACTGGTAGCTGCCGCCGCGGACCGGGGGACTCATGGCCGCCTCCCGATCATCGCTCACGTCAGTCCCTCCGGGCTCTGCGGGACGGCGATGAACTGCAGGTCCTTGCCGACCGAGCGGAACACCGCCTGCATGTGCACGAACAGCTCGGCCATCGCCTCGGACTGGTCCTCGTAGCCATGGGCGACGATGCCGCCGTGCTTGCTGTCGGAGAGGAACACCAACGCTCGCACGTCGGAGTTCTCCGGCGTGTCCAGCACCGCGGTCATCTGCGCGCACAGCTCGGTCAGCCGGTCCATGGGCTGGTCGGAGGTGCGTACCTCCTCTTTCATCATTCGATCCTCTCGATCATGTCGAGCTCGTAGGCGTCGGCGATCAGCCGGAGCATCTGGGCGAAGTCCTTGGTGGACATCCCCTTGCGCAGATTGACCTTGATGCCACCCTCGACGTGCACCTCGATCAGGGCGAACACACCATCGGGCAGCTCCTCGGGCATCAGCGCTCCCTCCGTACGTCGTCGTCCCATCGACGTTGTACTTCCTTGTCCCATCGGGACTGGGCCTGGCGCTGCTGGTATGGCTCCGGCTGGTGCACCTCCTCGGGCGGGTTGAGCGCCTTGTTGATCAGCTTGTCCTGCTCGTCGTTGATCTCCTGGAGCGCCCGGTTCATCACCACACTGCCCCGGGCCCGGCGCAGTTCGTGCCGCTGCTTGGGGGTGAGCACCTCCCGTTCGGCGGCGTTCTCGAACACCTTGTTGTGGCCGGTGACCCGGCGCCCCGCGTAGACCGCGGACCAGCCGAAGCCGACCGTGCCCAGGGCCATGCAGGCGGCCCCGAACGCGAGCGCGATCGAGAACTCCACCGAGGCCTGGATGACCAACCCGATGGTGGCGACCCCGGCGATCCCGGCCAGCACCAGGCCGGCGACCATCATGATCCGATACATGAGCTCTTCGCTCATTCACTTCCTCCTTCGAACTCGACGTGGGTGGTGAACCTGAGTCCCGACTCGGTGACGATGGTGAAGGACTGGACGACGTTCTGCTCGTCGTAGTTGTCGACGATCCCCTTGAGCTTGATCGGGTAGTCCTCCATCCCGACCAGGCCCCGGAACATGCCGAGGATCAGGTACTTCAG